CTAGCACCACGGGTATTTCATGTATTTGTGGTCAAAGCCGTATAACTCCATTACTTCCTTTTGTTGTAAGGGCTTTTTGTTTAGCCGTTCTATTTCGTCCTTTGCCATTTCACGCGCCAAAACTAACGCACCACGGACAAGTTCAAGACTTGCGCTTTCGCTTAACAATGCTTCTGCCATTTGTTTTTTCCTTTCTGTTCAATATACCGCTTAAAATCATCTATACGGCGTTTTTTTGTTTTCTGGTATCTTTTGTACTACCAATTCCAAAAAATCGCTAGAATGTACCTTTTTTTGAGAATTTAACCCCCTCTAGGCGTAAACCTCAGAAAATTCTTTGTAAATGTCGTCGGGTATTTCCGTTAGGGCTTGTTGTTGGAGCTGGATAGCCTTTAGGCGGTTTGTATCGCTTGCCGTTGGCTTATTGATAATGTCAGCCGTTGCCAAAACTTGCTTGAAATACTCGTCTAGCTTTAACTTCCGCCCCTCGGTAATTTCTAGCTTTTCTTCTCGTTTGGTTTTTAAGAATTGAAATTCATCAATTTCATCATTCAGTAAGCTATATGAGATAATGCCACGGTGTCGCCATTGGTTAAAACGTGCCTTAATCCCCTCTATCGTCCAACCTTTTAGCCGTTCTAGGAGTAAATCAAAGCTAACTAGCCCATTATCTTCATAAACTTGTTGTAGTAGTTCTTGTGTAAATGGTGTTTTAGTCATTTCAACCCTCTCTAAAATCCTTCCCACGTCATTAAAACTATATCTTCTTTGGTGTATTGTGTATTTTTTAACGTTTCAAGTCCTTCCATAACCGCTTTATAGTCTTCTTTGCTGGTTTTGGGTTCTAGTATTTCTATTGCTCGCTCGCTTTCTTCTTTGATTTTAGCCCAAGCAAGTGTTAAATAGGCTACCTTATTAGGTTCAAGCGTTTTTTCTAGTTCCTTTGTAAAGTTTTGTAGGCTTCTGGAAATATGTTTCATATAGAAAGCGTAGGTAGTAAGGTGGATAAGTTCCGCGCTATTAATGGTTACAATGTTATTTGTCTCCATGTTGTTTACCTCTTTTTCTCTTCCCTCTTGGTCGATAATGTAAAGTGTGTTCCTCTAGCATTTCTTGGAGTTGTACCCATGCTTGGGCGTTATGTTCCACCATATCGGGTAAAACTTCAGCATTTTCATCTAGCCCCATAGCTTCCGCCATGTTTACCTGTTCATCTACCCATTTTTTAAACTCTTTATAGGTCAGTTTCTTGCTCATTTTGTATTTTCTCCTTTAATTTCTCTTGTAAATAGCCTTGTATCTCCCAGATGAAACGGCTAACGGCTTCAAATTTACCCGCTAGTGTCGTTTCTATGGCTTCATTATTCAAACTAGCTAGATAGTCGGTAATATAGTCTAGTTCTTCATCTGACTTGTTAGCACGCTCTAGGAGTGCTTCAAGTTGTTTACTTGCCATTGTCTGCCCCTGTATCTTTTGTATGCTCCCAAAGGGCTTTATAATTGCCGTCATGGTCTAGGCTCTCTAGTAAGTAAAGGGCTTCATCGCCAAAATCTGCGATATGGTCTAGTGTTGTAGTGATTGCCATTTCTGGGAAGTCTGTGTCTAGTGTACTGTCCGCCATATCCATTACCATTAGTTCAAGGTAAATAACCCTTTCTAGTAATTCTAGGCGTGTTGCCCGTTGTCCTAAAAAGTTTCTACGCTCCATAAAGTAGCGTTCTTCAAGTGTGATCATACTGTTTTTTCTTTTCTAGCACGCGCCTGCGTGTTTATTCTTTGGATTAGGTGGGGAAACCCTGTATTATCGTTTAATCATTTGTTTTTGTCTTTGGTCGTTGTTTTAAGGGGTACGCCCTTAAAATGGTTTTTAGTTCTTTTTCTGCGCGTGATTGCCCTTGGTCGGTGGTCAATCATGAGTAAATAGCCATTGTAAGATAGCTAGAATGTGCCTAGCTGTCTTTTTTAGGGTTAGATAAAGTAGTCCGCCTATGGTTTCCCCCCTTTCTTTGTCTGTGTCGTTTTCCTGTAGTGTGTGAAAGGTAGTTAGGAAAATTACACATCTTCTAGTAGCCAATTTATGACACTTTCATAGATACGGCGCGGGGCGTCATAGTTGCCCTGCTCAACTTTAGTCAAGGTTTGGGGCTTAATACCTAGCTTTTCAGCAGTTGCCTTTTTCGTCAGCATTAAGTCTGCACGCTTGCGCCGTACTTTTCTAGCATGGTCTTCCGTTAGTAGCATTTATACACCTCCTTCCACGGTCTTAAAAGCCGTTTTTGTTACATTTGAGATTTTGACGCATTTAAAAGGCGTTATCAAGAAAAATACGGCTTTATTATTCATATTTTTATGTTATAATGTGCCATGAAAGGTAGTTAAAATATATGAATAAGCTAAAAACTTTGAGAAAAGAAAATAATTTAACACAAGAAGAGTTAGCCAAAAAAATTGGGGTTAACTTACGAACTCTTCAAAAATGGGAAAATGGAGAAAGCTCTATCAGAACAAAGAATGCTAAAAAACTAGCTAAACATTTCGGCGTAAGTGTAGGGTATTTGTTGGGGTATGAAAATCATAAAGATCCTGTATTAAGTGGAGTATCTAGTATTGATGAAATTCTTAATGAGTACCATGGTAAATTAAATACAGATGGGGAAATAGATTTAAAACTTTATAATGAAATTTCAAATAAACTCTTTGCAAGCATGGGAAGAATTGCATTTTCTACAAAATCTTCCCAAGAAATACGTAAAGTTGAAAATCGCTTTTTTTCTCAATCGGTCAATGAAATCAAAAAATTCCACCCCGATATACTGAAGCTAGATAATGCTAACTTTCTTTTAAATCAACACGGTTTTTTAGCCATAGAACAATTTTATAAAGCGATTGATATGTTACCTACAGAGGAAAGAGAATTAGTAGTTAATTATGTTACCTTGAAAGATGAAGATAGGGAAACGGTCGCAAAGCTAACAAAATCACTTTCGGAAAAAACACTCTCTAACAACACCTAAAAACGCCAACCCCAGCAGGTCGGCGCGTGGAAATATACAAATTGATTGACATATAACCTATAATGGGGGTATAATCATAGTGTAAAGAATTGTTGTGAGGACAATTCTAGCACTAGATCAAAAAAGCCCCCAACGTGCCAGCGTTGAGGGTTTTTGTTTGCCCCTGTTTGGGGTTAGTCGTCGTTATCGTCTAAATAATACTTAACTACTTCAGTCAAGATATTAACCAATAACGGCGCTAGAATACTTGTGAGGATAAGTTCTAGCAACTAAATCACCTCCCTTCAGTAAATTCAGGGGGCTTGTATATCTTATCAGATAATTTATTTTGTTGTCAAATTCTCCCCGCTTACACATGGCAACATGTAAGCAACCATATTTTTATAATTGATATTTAATCCCAAATACTATAAACTAGATAAACGGAGAAAGCATTTATAACGCCCGAGGGTGTATATTTGCGTGAGGTGTCTAGTTTTGCTAGGCACTTTTTTCATTCTTAGTAACACTATAAGAAACCACTTATAAACACGCGCATACTATTTTATTCTTTCGATTAGGTGGGGAAACCAATAGGAAGGATAAACAAATGATTAAACAATACCAACTAAAAGACGGCTCTGTTAGATACTCTTATATTGCTTATGTAGATATAGACCCACTTACAGGCAAAGAAAAGCGCGTAAAAAAGAGCGGTTTTAAAACTCAAAAAGAAGCCCGAATAGCTGAAAGCCAGCTACTTCTAAAAGTGGAGCAAGATGGATTTTTTGACAAGCCAGATAGAATAACCTTTGAGGAAGTCTATAAGATATGGCTGGAACACTATAAAAACACCGTGAAGGCTAGTACATACGCCAGACAAAAGGCACAAGCAGACCTACACATCATTCCAGCATTTGGCGCGTGCTACGTGGATAAAATAAACCATTCTTGTGCCAAAAAGCAGGCACAAGAATGGTTTAAGAGCTACAAGAAATACGCTAACTTTATCGGTATGACTAAGATGGTTTTAGATTTTGCGGTAAACCTGGGCTATATTCATGATAACCCCATGAAGAAGATAATAAAGCCCCGTAAATTCTCTGAAGTCGATGAAGAAGAAAAGAAAAAAGAGAACTTCTACAGCCGTGAAGACTTGCAAAAGTTCCTAGACTGCCTAGCAAAGGAAGACAAGGAAGAAATAACTTGTATTTTCCGCTTACTCGCCTTTACAGGTATGAGAAAAAGCGAAGTTCTTGCCCTACGGTGGAAAGACTTAGACTTCTTTACCTCACGTTTATCAGTTAGCCAAATAGTAGCCTACGGAGAAAATAACAGTATCGTCTATCAAACACCCAAAACAAAAAAGAGTAAGCGCACTATCACGCTTGACCCTATTACCGTGTCTATTCTGAAAAAATGGGAAAAGACTAGACAGTTTTTAAACTTCCCCCAGCGCGTGAAACCAACTGACCTCGTTTTTCCAGCAGAAACAGGCAACGCCCATAGTTTTGATTATATAAACTATAATCTACGTTGTATCCTGAAAAAATATGACTTGCCTTATATAACGCCCCACGGTTTCCGCCATACTCATTGCAGTTTATTATTTGAAGCTGGGGCATCGATTAAGGAAGTACAAGAAAGATTAGGTCATGAAGATATTAAAACAACTATGAATATTTACGCTCATGTTACGGAAAATACAAAAGAAAAAACGGCTGAAAAGTTTGCCCAATTTTTGGGAATGTAA